TTGACCTTGTGGAGATCAGTCCGGTTTCGTTTCCAGCCAATGAAAAGGCCCGGGTGGACCAGGTCAAGAGCGCGTTGGATGAAAGCAACCGGTCCGAAATAAAGCGAATTGTCGAGAGAACCCTGCGCGACGCCGGGTTTTCCCGTGAGCAGGCCAAGGCCATTGTGGCCGAAGGCTGTAACGCCCTGTCTCTGCGCGACGCCGAGGCCGAGTGTATGGATGATGAACTGTCCGCCATACTGCGGCGCAACATCGCAATTTTCAGCTAAAGGAGACAGAAAATGTCCGAGGAAATTAAACAGCTACTGGAACAACAGGGGAAGGCTTTTGAGGAATTCAAAACGGCCAATGATGCCCGCCTCAAAGCCATTGAGGAAAAGGGATACGCCCCGGCCGACCTGGAAGAGCAGGTCGAGCGTCTCAGCCAAGCCCTTACCGATCAGAAGAAAGAAATCGAGGACATCGCGACCGATATCCTAAAAAAAGCCAACCGTCCGGCTCCCGGTTCCGACGCCGATCCGGTGAAGGCGGAGCACAAGGCCGCCCTCATGAAATGGATTCGCAAGGGTGAGGAAGGCAACCTGCGCGAGTTGGAGAAAAAGGCGATGATCGTGGGTTCAGACCCAGGCGGCGGTTACCTGGTCGGTTCGGAGATGGAAGCCGGTGTTGACACGATCGCCAAGGCCACCGTGGCCATGATGGGACTGGCCGACGTCCGGACCACCGGTTCGTCCACTTACAAGCGGCGTGTGCGCACGTCCGGCGCCGGGTATGGATGGGTTGGCGAGGAAGAGGAACCGAGCGAAACCACCACGCCGAGCTATGCCGTGCTCGAATTCAAACCGGGCACGATCTACGCGGAACCTCAGATTTCTCAGGAAATGCTCGAGGACGGCGAGGTGGACGCCGAAGCCGAGATCATGGACGCTCTTTCCGAGGATTTGCCCGAGGGTATCGGCGAGGCACTGGTCACCGGTTCTGGAATCAACAAACCTCGCGGTCTGCTCAGTTATACGACCGTGGCCAACGAATCCTATGCCTGGGGCAGTTTGGGTTATATCGCGTCTGGCAATGCCGGCGCCCTGCCGGATGACTTCGATGAGTTCATCGATGTGGTCCATGCCCTGAAACCAAAATACCGGATCAACGGCCAGTGGCTGCTCAATGACCTGACCTTGTCATCCATCCGGAAATACAAGGACGGCGACGGGAACTACATTTGGCAGCCGTCCTTGCAGATGGGCGTGCCGGACCGGTTCCTGGGCTATCCGCTGAACACGGATGACAACATGCCGGACGTGTCCTCGAACACTTTGTCGATCGCGTTCGGCGACTTCAAAAAGGGGTATATCGTGGTCCGGCGCCGGGGCATGGCCATGCTGAGGGATCCGTATACCGCCAAACCGTTCACCAAGTTCTATACCACGATCCGGATCGGCGGCGGGATCAAGCATTACGAGGCCATTAAATTCATGAAAATGGCCGCGAGCTAAGGAGGTCGCCATGATAAACAACCTGCTGAACAATGTGAAAATCACCCGTATCCTGGCCGCTCAATCGGACGGGCAGGATACTTTCAGTTCCGACATCCTGGACATGGCCGGTTTCGCCGGGGTCATGTTCATTGCCAAACTGGACGACGTGGACAACACGTCGGTCCTGACCCTTCAGGCCCAGCAAAACACGGCCAATTCCGCCACCGGCATGGCAACTTTGACCGGAAACGCCACCTATACGGCGGAGGCTGCTGACGCGGATGACGACCTGCTGGTGCTGGATGTGGTCCGGCCTCGGGAACGCTATATCCGGGCTCAGGTGGTGGTCGGAACGGCCAACGCGAAGGTGGCCGGCGTGATCGCCATTCAGTATGGCGCGGAAGTGGTCCCGATCACGCAGGGTTCGACGGTCCTGGATAGCGAGACCATTACCGACCCGGCGGAAAGTTCTTAATCCGTCCCTTAAGTGGGTAGGTCCGGCCTCGTAAGGGGCCGGGCTGCAACCAACGGAAAGCGAGAAAGAAATGAGTTACGTTCCCAAGGTTTATAAAAAAGACGGCGGAAACGAACTGGTGGTGGCGGATGGCGGGACTCTGACTATTGAGAGCGGTGGGACCTTGACCGCCGAGTCCGGCGCGACCATGAGCCTTCCGGATATTTCGCTGGAGGTCGGCGACCTGGCTTTGGCATCGGCCAAAATCGTGGTGGGCAATGCGCAGGGCGTGGCTGCGGCGGTGGCGCTATCCGGAGATGCGACGATCGACAACGCCGGTGCGTTGACCATTGGCACGGGCGCGGTTGAGGATTCCATGATCGAGGCGCTGGCCGATGGTGAGATCATCATCGGCGTGGACGGCACGGCCGCGAACAATGCCAAGGTGACGGTTACCGGCGATGTGGTCATTGCCAACGACGGCACAGCCACCATACAGGCCGGGGCGGTGGAATCGTCCATGCTGGCGAATGGCGCGGGACTGGCTGCGTTGATCGCGGCTGGACTGGGCGCATCCGCCGCCTACGATAACACCACGTCAGGGGCTCAAACGCTTCTGGCATCCGACGTGAGCGGCCGAGTGGCGTTGATCGTGGTTGTGGTAGATGAATCGTTTGCGGATGGGGATGGCGGTCAGTCCGAATTTACCGTCGGTGAGACGGATACGGCTGATAAATTCGCCGCTTCCACGGTATTCGCCGATGCCACGGCTGGAGATATTTTCGTATTGGCCGGGACACTGACCGCAGCCAAGGCTTTGTTGGTAACCGGAACCGCTGCAACCGGGACCGGGACCGGCGGCATTTCCGTTTCCGCACTGGTCCTTCCGGCCGCGGCTTAAAGGAGATTTGTTATGCAAGGACAATTAGCATTCGGCCAGCGAGGCCTCAATCAGATTGCCGAATCCGGGTCTCATGCTCTGAGGATCAACAAAGAAGGTTCTTTGGTGGTGGCTCAGTCGGCCGGTAAATACGTCGAAGCGGTGAGAGAAGGCCGGGTTTTTGTGGCCGCGAATCAGGCGGCCGTGGCTTTGACCGCAGCTCTGGCGACCACCTACACGGGTTTGGTCCTGGTCAATCCGTCGAACAGCGGCAAAGACGTGGTCATGCTCCGTTTCGGGTATTCGTTCAGCGTGGCCGTGCCGACCGCGACGGTGATCGGCTTGATGACCGGCGAAGGAACTTCGGGGATCGCATCGGCCATTACTCCGAGGAACCGGCTAATGGGCGGCGGACCGTCTTCGATGATCGTGGATAATGGCGCCACCCTGCCCGGGACTCCGGTCCTGGAACAGGTGTTCGGCCAGGGTCATACCCTGGCGACCACGGGAACCGCGGCCGGACCGATCACGGATATCGACCTGGATGGTTCGTTGATCGTGACGCCGGGGTCGTTTGTGGCGGTCTATTCGTTCGCCGCGTGCACGGCCAGTTTCATCGGTTCTTTCATGTGGGAGGAAGTCCCCAGGTAACCGGATGAATGCCATCTACAAAATAGCGACTGTGCCGGCTGTGGAGCCGGTGAGCCTGACCGAAGCCAAGACGCATTTGCGGGTTGGTTCGGTTTCGTTCGCCGATTCCACGGCCGAGGGGCAGTCGATCACGCCGGCCGAATGGGCGGTGACTCCGCTGTATGGGATCGAGGGGACCGGCGTGGCCGTATCGGGAAGTCGGACGCTGGTGGTTTTGAACGTGGGCGTGTGCGCGGGAACCCTGGACGCCAAGATCCAGGATTCGGACGACAACGTAACGTATGCCGACTGGACCGGCGGAGCGTTCACTCAACGGACCGCGGCCAACGACGAGACGGTCCAGGAGATAGAGTATACCGGGGAAAAGGCGTATGTCCGGGTGGTCGGTCAGGTGGCTGGGGATGTGTGTTCGTTTTCGGCCCTGGTGATCGAGCGGACCGAGGTGCATCCGGAGGACACCTACATTTCCGGGTTGATCACGGCGGCTCGGGAATGGATCGAGGAATATACCGGCCGGGCCCTGATCACTCAAACCTGGGATATGTATCTTCCGGACTGGCCGGATGGCGAGTTTTTCCGGGTGGGCAAACCGCCTCTGCAATCCGTGACCTATATCAAATATACGGATTCGGACGGGGATGTAACAACGTGGTCGACCGATTATTACGACGTGGATGTGGTGAGCCAGCCGGGCATTGTCCGCCTGGGCTATGGGGATAGTTGGCCGAGTGAGACACTTCACCCGACCAACCCGATCAACGTGCGGTTCACGGCCGGATACGGCGCGGCCGGGTCGAACGTGCCGACTCCGATCATTCATGCCCTGAAATTGCTTTTGGGCCACCTGTTTGAAAACCGGGAAAATTCGGCGGCGGTTAAACTTGAGGAAATACCGTTCGGGGTCATGGCCTTGCTGGAAAATTATAGGATCTGGGGGTTTTGATGGGCAAGAAAGAATCCAATCCCCTGCCCCCGGCGAATGCAGTAAAACAGCCACAACCCAAACCGCCCAAAAAGGTGGTGACCGGGAAAACCCTTGAACTTGAGGTCAAGCCGTGCGGGCCGGGCAGTTACGAAACCAAATAGAAATCCACCGGCCGGTGGACACGCCGGACGGCCTGGGCGGGTATACCCGGTCATGGGTAAAGATTTCCAACGGCGATGCCTGGGCCCAGATTCACGGGTTGCGCGGACAGGAGCGAATGGAGGCCATGCAGAATGACCAGCGGTTGGATGCAGTGATCCGGATGCGGTTCCGGGATGATATCCGGCCGGAATACCGGATTATCCATGGCAAACAGGTGTATGAGATCGTTTCGATGATCAATGTGGACCTGCGGAACGTGATGCTCGAACTGACCGTCCGGGAGGTCATCTGATGGCGCGCAATCCGACCAGGGGCATGATCCAGGCTCAAGTGGATGTCCGGATGCCGGATGAGATCGATCTGACGGTGTTCCAGGGTTGGTTCGACGGACAGGCGGAGGATATCGCGGACTACATTTTGAACGATGCCAAGTCGAGCACTTCTTTCCAGGACATTTCGGGTCAGAGTCGTAAAAAGCTGAAAAAGAAAAAGGTTCGGGATGGAGATGATAGTTATTGGATCGTTCAATGGAATTGGCCAACGGCTCATCTGTTGGAGTTAGGTCACCTATTGGTCAGGAACGGCCGGATAATCGGTCATGTTCCGGCCAAGCCCGTATTGGTTCCGGCCAAGGAAAAGGGTTTGGCTGAGGCGTTACGGAGGTTCAGTCAACGATGAAATCGTTGTTCGAGGCCATAATCAACAAGTTCAAGGCCACGCCTCACAATGACTTTTATACGGCGGTCGGCGGGCAGTTGGCTTTGGCCCAGGCGCCTCAATCCTGGAAAATGCCCTATGCGGTTTTCAGCCTGCCGTCCAATGTCCCGGAATACACGTTTACGGACACGATCGAAAACCCGGTGATTCAGTTCAGCGTGTTCGATGATTCTCAATCGTCCCTGGTCGTGTGCAACGCCTACGACTACCTTACTACACTTTTTGATGATTGCCGGTTATCCATTTCGGGCGGGACGTTTCATTTGATGGAGCGGATGTTCAGCCAACTTTTAAAAGAGCCGGAGTACTGGCATTACGTCACGCAATACAGGTTGATAATCGAATGAGCGATTTGGTGAAATTGAATTTAGGATGCGGATTCCGGCATGTGCCAGGATACATCAATATTGACAGCCGGCCGGAAGTCAACCCGAACCGGTTGTGCGACTTGAGCGTGGGTGTTCCGTATTCCATGGATTCGGTGGATGAAATACGGGCGTTTGATTTTTTGGAGCATATACCGATCGGGCGGACGGTTCCGCTTGTCGAGTCCATCTGGAGGTCGTTGAAGCCGGGCGGGATATTCGAACACTTTACGCCATCCACGGATGGCCGGGGCGCGTTCCAGGATCCGTTTCATGTGAGCTTTTGGAATATCAATTCGTGGCTGTATTACACGAATGACGCCCACCGGGATCTGTATGGGATCAAGGCCAAGTTCGAGGTTGAATTTTTACAGGACGTTCAAACCGGGCCGATGGTCATTCATACCCATGGCAGGATGAAGGCGGTGAAATAATGCATCCAACCAGTTATCAGGCGATGAAAATGTTTGTGGCGGACCACCTGGGCGAATCCGGGACGGTCCTGGACGTGGGCGCCCTGGATATCAACGGAACGTATCGGGACCTGTTTGGCGAGGGTTGGAAATACACCGGCCTCGATTCCGTGGCCGGGCCGAACGTGGATGTGGTGGATTGGGAGAAAATAAAACCGGAATCGTTCGACGCGGTGATATCGGGTCAGACGCTGGAGCATTGCGCGGATGACGGCGGGCTGGTGGTTCAGATGGCTATTGCGCTCAAGCCGGGCGGTCACATGTGCATTATTGTCCCTTCGGCTGGGCCCGTGCATTCGGATCCGGATTACCGCCGGTATACCCAGGATTTGTTGACCAAGTTAATCGAGGATGCCGGTATGGAGGTTGTGCGCATGGGTCAGAGCATTATCCCTCCCTGGTGCGACGTGTGCGCGATCGCTCGCAAGCCCGAGAAGAAGGTGAAGAGTTGAAACCATTGGTCAGTATATTAATTCCCGTAGTCCGGCCGGAAAAGGCGAAGCGGTGCATCGAAACCTTGAGGTCAATTTTCGACGCCGAAATTGGTTATGGATGGCCCAATAAAATCGAGATCATTGCTGAACCGGATGTCGATCGAATCGGATGTCCCAGGATGTTGAGCCAATTGGTTGAACAGGCTCAGGGCGACCTGATTTGTTTTCTCGGGGACGATACCATCCCCGAACCCGGATGGCTGGATTACGCTCTGGAGACCATGAAAACCTTGCCAGACGGCTGGGGTTTGGTCGGGTTGAACACGGAAAATTCGGTTCCATTCGCGCATTGGATAGCGGACCGGCGGATGCTGGACCTATTGCCGGATCGGCAGTTTTTCAACCATGCGTATCAGCACAATTTCTGCGACCGGGAGCTTTACGATATTGCGGTGGAAAACGGCCGGTGGGCCTGGTGCGAGGATTCGCGGATCAAGCACGATCATCCGGTGACCGGGTCGGAGGCGGATGAATTCAACCGGTTTGCGTCTGAGCGTTTCCAGGCGGATCAGAAAACCTACTGGCGGCGCAAGCGCGAGCGGCTGGGGTTCAAGTTGGGGATCGGGTTTCCGTTGGTCGACCGGATGGTGCATGTCAGTTTTTTCACCTCGTTCGCGTGCATGGACAAGCCGGAAGCCTACAATTTGTATTACCCGACCATGCCTCACGGCCCTTGGGGCGGCACGATCGCCGAGGCCAGAAATGACCTGGTGTTGCAGGCCCTGGAAGACGGCTGCAGTCACCTGCTGATGCTGGACACGGATCAGACGTATCCGCCCGAGACTTTAAACCGGATGCTGGACCATGACGTGGACGTGTGCGGGGTAAGGGTTCACAGGCGGTATCCTCCATTTGACCCGATCATGTATCGCGGCGAAATGGGCCGGTATCAGCGGATTTCGGACGATGAAATGTTCAGCGGCGAATTGGTCCGGGTGGACGCCACGGGCACGGGATGCCTGCTGTTCAGGATGGACGTGTTCGATCGGGTGGAACGGCCCTGGTTTCAGTTGGGGGTGCATCCAGAGGACAAGCCGTATGGCGAGGATATTTATTTTTGCGACAAGGCCCGGCGCGCCGGGATCGACATATGCGTGGATACATCGTTGACCGTGGGACACCTGACCTGGCACGAGGTCGGCCGCGGCGACTACGAACTTTTTCAACTGATCGAGAAAGGGAGGGCCCATCATGGGCAAGAAGGTAGGCAAGGACTGTAAGGTCACCCTGGGTGCGAATTCGATTCAGGGCATGGGCACGTGGAGCCTGGACGGCATGGTGGTGGATGAACTGGAATCCACCGAGTTCGGGGACACCTGGAAGACCTATGAATTCGGGTTGAAGGATGGCGGGAACATTTCGTTCAACGGGTTTTTCTATCCCGAGGATGTGACCGGCCAGGAGATGCTGGCTCAAGCTCTGCTGTATAACAGCGGGCTTACCAACTTGCGGCTTTATGTGGACAACACGTCCTATTACGAGCCGTGCCAGAGCACCGGGTATTTTTCGCCCAGTTTGACCACGGGCGCCCCGACCAAGCTGTCGAACGTCCGGATCACGGGTCATACCATTTCTTCCGACAAGTCCGGCCTGATGAACGTGAGTTTCACGGGCAAGGTTTCGGGGATGATGGCTCTGGTATGAAAATCAATCGCAACAATCCCGGCGTGTGGTTCGATCTTCCGGATGACGAGTCGGAGGCGGATGAGGGGAAAAGCCGCATCTGCCTGCGGGTGTGCAATGCCGAAATCCTGGAAACGATCAACGATCAGACAATCAAAAAGCGCGAGGTTTTCAAAAAGGGACAGTTTCACGACCGGGTCGAAGTGGATGAGAAACTCCGCAACCGGCTGCTCTGGGATTATTCGATCGTGGATTGGGTAGGCATTCAGGATGAGAACGGCGTGGATATCCCGTGCGACACGGATACCAAGGTGGCGCTGATGACCGGGAGTCCGGTTTTCGTCCAGATCGTTTCCGAACGGCTGGATGTTTTGCGCGAGCGCAATGAGGAACTGGCCCGGGTGTCGGAAAAAAACTTATCGAGCACGTCGAACGACTCTACGTAAAGCCGAGTTGCGAGACGTGCCGGCTGCAGAAGGGCGACCGGTGGACGGATGAGTTTTGCGAGGAATGTTTGCCGACCTTGCGGCTGGAAAATCGGGACGCGGTGGATATTTTCATGATCTGCCAGAACCAGTTGATCATGGCCCCCCTGGGCGGGGCAATCGATATCAACCATATGGCCGTGCATGAGGCCATGCGGCTTTATCGGGTGCGGGACAAGCGGACCTGTTTTGAAAAGGTGCTGACCTTGGCCAATCACATTTTACCCATGCGGCGAGAGGCGGACACGGAATGAGCGTTCGCATCCCCGGCGTATATGTCGAGATCAAGGGCGATTTTACCGAGCTCCAGACGGATATGAAGCGGGCTCGGCAGATGGTGGCCGAACAGGCCACCGGCATGTCCAACGCCCTGAACAATGCATTAAGTCCCGGCCAGATCAAGAGCAGCGTGAACAGCCTGATGCGGGATCTGGGCCAGATCCAGAGATCGTCCAAACTGACCGGTAACGAATTCGACAAGCTGGGCGTGGACCTGGGCGAACTTCGCCGCCATACCGGGTTGACCGAACGGGAATTCCAGAAACTCCAAAGCCGGATGCTTCAGAAAAAAGCCACGGATACCACGGAGCGGGCGCTGAAGAATATCGAGCGCCAAGCCGGGTTGACTCGCTGGGAAATGGCTCGGCTGCAATGGAAGATGGGCGATGTGGATGGCGCGGCCCGGACGTTGTTCCGGGGGGTGACGTTCCGGGGCGTGGTTTCATCGATCACGGCGGCGGCCGCGGCGGCCGCGGCGGCCGGGGCGTCGATCTTGTATCTGGGAAACCGCGCGATCGAGGCCAACGACAAGATCGCCAAGACGGCGGACAAGGTCGGGTTGTCGACGGATGCCCTGCAGGAACTGCGGTATGCGGCCGACCTGGCCGGGGTGGGCCAGGAAACTCTGGACATGGCCATGCAGCGGTTTTCCCGGCGCGTGGGTGAAGCCGTCAATAATCAGGGGGAATTGCTCGGTATACTCAAGCAATACAATATTCAGGTCAAGGACAGCCAGGGGAAGACAAGGCCTTTGGAGGATATTTTCCTGGATGTGGCGGACGCGATCAAAAACGCAAGCTCTGAACAGGAAAAGCTGCGGATCGCGTTCAAGGCGTTTGATTCCGAGGGCGCGGCCCTGGTCAATGTGATGCGCCAGGGTTCGGCGGCGATAAACGATATTCGCCATGACGCTCGGGACCTGGGACTGGTGATTGATGAAAACCTGGTCCGGAACAGTGAAAAGGCAAATGATGAACTGACCAAGTTGAAGCGGATCGTGGGCGCGGAATTGCAGACGGCCGTGGGCGAATTGACGCCTGACATTGTCCGGCTTACCCAGAAGTTTATCGACAACCGGGACCGGATTGGAGAGATCATCGACAAGATGATTACGATGGGTGAGAAGTTTGCGTGGTTAGCGGACAAGGCCAGCGCGTTTAGTGATCGTGTAGGGAAGTTACCTATTTTTTCATCCTTTGGTCCGGATCGTTCTTTTTCCGATCTTTTTATTTCACC